GGCTGCTCCCTTCCGGGCCTGACCTCTGTACCCCATCTTAGCACACCCACCTGATCGTGTCAAGTGACCTGTGCCCTGACGTTATTTCGCCGTTACGTTCGGCGGTGTATCAAGTAATTCATACTTACGAAGTTCTTGTACTACGAATTCTGCTACTACCCGCGCGGTTACAATACCGATCACGGTTACGGCAATTCTCTTAACTGCATCCATCTTAACCTCCCGATAATGCTCGAAGCTGCTTGATACTTTCTCTTACCAAATCCTCTGCCTCATCCTTATCATCAGAATCAGGCATTTCATCCATATCCGCCGCCAACTGTTCTAATTCATCAAGTTCTTTCGTCCAAGCAGACATTAATACTAAACGTAAAGCTTCATCTTGTGCTTCTAATCGCTCTCCGGACTCTACCGCTTCCGCAACCTGCTGAGCCTTTTCAAACTCATTGCTACCTATCAGAAAATCAAGCAGACGGGCTGCAAGTATTAGTCCAGCAGCAGTGGACAATAAACCAAAGCTGTCCATCGATTTCTGTAATTGTATCGCTTCTACCGACAGGAGCGGGCCATCAGGATCATTAGTAAACCAACTATTATCGCCTTCAAACGCTCGGTCCCTTATTTCCTGGGTGGCGGGAGAATAATATCCGTCTCGCTTATTACCCTTTTGCAAAGCAGTAACATGCAAAAATCCTATAAGGTCCCTTGTAGCTGCTGCCTCCGCGATTCTATTCTTAGCTACCGGCCTTAAATTCTCAAAGTCTAGTACACGCCAGTCGTGCGCGGTCATCTTGGAAATCGGCACAAAGATCACTGCCGCCAATGACTTCTTAAGTATTGATCCATCCCACATTATCCGCTCCTACGTGTACTGGCATTTTGCTGGGTAGGTAGGAATCGAACCTACGTGGCGTTGATTCAGAGTCAACATGGGATGCCAACAACCCACTACCCAATGGCTGTTCTACGCTGATGCGTTCTTTCTCTATGACAATTAGAGCATACAATATCGCATTTGTCAAGTTCTGCCTGAATCTGTTTCAGTGTAGCATTCTGACCGATCATCGTGCCAACATTATTAATCTTACCCTCACCCTCACGATGATCAAAATCCATGACATAGTACGGATATTTTCTTTTGCAATCCATACAGGGCCGATCTTTAGCAGTTCGAATTAATTCTCTGCCTGCCGCCCGCATGGCTTCATGCCTAATCCGCATTCGATTCTTCTCACGCGGATTGTTGTCATAATAAGCCTTGTACCACAACTTCTGACATTCGCGGCACTTGGATTGATATCGTCCAGCCCCCTTGCGATTAAACTCGCTCAGGGGCCTTTCGATCTTACAACTACCACAAACCTTCATGACTCATGATACCATGATTCGAACCGACTGTCAAGTCCAGATCAATCAGGCGGTGGCCCGAATACATCAATCGCTGCCGACTGTCGCTCAATAAATCCTAAGTGACACATCCAGCAGTGGTACACATTATGATCACAGTCCTTAGGCTTCTTCTGTAAGTATCTTGGAGTACCGACCGGCTGAGGGCCACTTCCACAAACCTCACAGACTTCGTCTGCTAAAAGCAATCTGCCGGACATACAATGATCGCATACGTCCGGCTTATTGATACTTGCCGGTTTACTTGGCCTCACCGGCAGAGTTCCATCCGGGTTCGGTATGAGGTCACCCTTACGAGCATTACAAGACTTACCCATCAATTGAAGATTATCTATATCGTTAACTAGCTCGTACTCCCAGCCAGCTTCTAATGCAGCAGCCTGAGGATGAATGTGGTCAATGGTCATCATGTGTGTGTAATGCGTCTCTGGATCAATGACTTCATCAAACTCCCGCACGCATCCAGGGAACATGCATCTGTAGCCATCGCGCTCTACAAGCTTCTCGATGACCTGCTTCTTGCTGACTATTTCTCTGTTCTGGTAGTAAGTCATTTCCGTCTCCATATCTGCTGGACGTTGCTTCATCCTACCAGATCAAAGGTGCCGCTGTCAACTACCTACGAACGTCAAATCCATCAAATACTGCTGTATATCCGCAGGCATCTCACGCTTCGGCGGCTTGATCACGTTGCCAGGACGATCCGGATTCTGCTCCATAACATTCTCTTCCGGTCTTATCGAAGTCAGAGTACTGACCTCAATCTCTACATCAACCACGCGCGGTGTCAAGGCAACAGCATCAAAGACTGATCCACACACCGCGTCGGACAAGTCCTTCGATCCCTTACGAGGATGGTCAACCTTGTCATTGTCCATAATACGAAGTTGCAATAGTTCATCCCTCAACAGTTCAATATCCGGCCCAAGCAAACGCTCATCATGAACGACCGAGGCAAAGTCTGTGTAGTGTTTCTTTGCAACACTCAAACGCTCCGACTTTATTCCCACACTGTTCAGGTACTCAATCATATCCGCCGACTCCCATCGGTCGAATGTTACCAGACGAAGTCTTAGTCCCATCCTGGAAAGCATTAAGATGAACTCTCTAACATCCGTGAAGTCTACGTTCTTATCCTTTGTAGGTGTCCACCATCTTACTAAGTCAACCATGATCACGGGCAGAATATCTTCCACGTCCGGCCCGATCTTGCGCTTCGTCCAACTCTCAACATGCGACAGCGCCAATGCGCAATGATCATGCTTACGAGCAAGGTCTACATGAATAAAGTAAAGCTTCTCCAAGTCAGGCTCCCATAGCTCGTTAATGGAGCCATCCTCCTCGACACCATTACGACCAGAGAATGCCATAGCGACCTTCGCCTTGTCCTTGAAGAATGCATCAATCGCCTTCGGCGGCATGCATGCGAACTTAGCCAAAGCATTTATTATGTCCTTCATGAACGAGTAGGCATACTGCTCAATATTCTTAGTAGGATTAACCTCCCATGACGGGCGACACAACGCAAAAGTGCGAGGATACTTATAACTAACGATACGATCCTCATCCCACTCGATAGTGAGTTCGTTGTCTTCCAAGCCATCTGACAGATCAGGATCAAGCTTAAAGGTATGAGTTCGCTTAATGACCTCTTTTTCAGCAACAACATCATCGTATCGTTTGGAAATGAAACATCCCTGATACCGAGGGAATGATAGTAATACGAGCTTACCATACTCAGGAAATCGACTGTCCACAGAGTCTTTATACATATTGTAAATCGCCTGCGCAGTTTTAGCCTGCTCATTTCCTGACGTAGACTCCATCGCAAAACCTGATATTTCGTCGAGGACGACAAATATGGTGTTGTAGCCTTCAAATGCTTCTCTCTCTGAGTGTCCTGAATAGAGATTAATGCTCTTATCAAACTCAATCACCCCCGCCCGCTTCTCATACCTGCCCTCGAACCACTTGCATTTCTCGATTCGACTAGTCAGTCCTTTGAAGAAGACATTATTGGCTTGGGCTGCGTTGATAGCAACGTTGATAATATCGAACGTGTCGCCAGGTGGCTTTCCATAATAAGCGGCAGGGTCCTTAAGGCAGAGCAGCAGATACACGATGTAGGCACATGCGACGGTAGAGCAGAAGTCTTTTCCTGATCCTTTGCCAAGCTTGAAAATAACTTCATTATAGGTCTGCCTCCAACGCTTCTCACCCTCCTCAAACCCGTACAGTTCGTGTAATGTCTCTCGCTTGTATATCTGCGTACTTGCTTTGATTAGTATGTACTGGTAGTGACTAAGCGGCGGCAACCCAAGATAGTCCTTCGATGTAGCGAACGTTTCAATATCAACCGGGCGCTCTTCGAAATCGTCCGCAGCAACCGCATTAATTAAGTCATCGTAATTAAGCATCTATCGCCACAGCCTGACCAAAGACTTCGCTCAATCCCTTCATTATCATCATCTTTGTTTCAGGATACTTGCTCGTAACCTCGACAAGCAGTTGCTTAATTGCCGCAGAACGATCTTCCATCATAGCAATCTCGTCGCCCAGCGCGGCATCATCTAGAAGTCCTGCCTTCTGCAAGAAATTGATTCGCTTCTCTTCTAGCTCCGCGATGATCTTA